CGCTCTTCCGATCTCCTCGAAAAATCTGCGGAGGTTAATTTATATTTCACAATCCGGGAAAAATTCTAGGTTGATTCCATTTATATTTATTATTAGTTGGAGGTTTTTATATGGAAGAATGGAAAAACATAAGAGGTAATCCGAATTATATAGTATCTAACACGGGTAGAGTTAGAAGAAAAGGAAATAACAAGGATCATTCAATGCGAGATACAAAAGGTTATCTTACAACGGATTTATATAGAAATGGTAAACGAAAAAAAGCTAGAGTCCATCGTCTCGTTGCTGAGGAATTTGTTCCAAATCCTTATAATAAACCAGAAGTAAATCATAAAGATGGAGATAAACACAATAATAATGCATCAAATCTTGAATGGGTAACTAAAAAAGAAAATTGTAGACATGCTTGGGATAACGGTTTAGTTAGACCATCATACGGAATGCAAGGTAAGAAAAATCCAAAAGCAGGTAGACATGGAAGACCGTTTATGATAGTTGAAACTGGCGAAATTTTTAAGACTCTCGAAGAATGTGCTAAAGAAATTAACGGAAACAATAGACATATAAATGATTGTCTTAGGGGTAGGCAGCGAACCCATAGAGGATATCATTTCAAATATTTATAAATAATATTATGCGGTGTTCAGAGGGGTTTATAGGTATTACTTGGTTGAGTTGATGGTTTATTAAGTTTTCTGGTTACTTTTGTCATACGATTTATCTCCTTTCGCCTCCTAAAAAGTAGGTCGTTCACCCTATAAACCCTTCTGAAGACCACATAAACTATACAAATAATACATGAGAGGAGGTTGTGAATATGGCTAAAGTGAAAAAAACTGGTACTACTCGTAAGATTAGACCAGCAATGACTCCGAAAGCTAGAGAGAATCAGATGATTGCTCTTGCTATGGACGCAGCTGAACGACAACTATTAGACGGTTCAGCTTCTTCTCAGGTGATAACACATTTTTTAAAGCTCGGTACAGAAAGAGAAAGACTTGAACGAGAGAAACTTGAGAAAGAGAATGAACTTCTTAGAGCAAAAACAGAAGCTATAGAATCTGGAGAAGAGATGAAAAGTTTATATGAAGAAGCCATCAAAGCTATGAGAAATTACGCAGGACAAGGTGATGCTGATGAGTATTAAAACATACAGCGAATTAATCAAAATACCAACGTTTAAAGAACGATTCCGATACCTTAAACTACCCGGACAAGTTGGTGCTGACACTTTCGGATTTGATAGATGGCTTAATCAGGCATTCTACAAATCTAAAGAATGGCTCGCTATTCGAGACTTTGTGATATTCAGAGACAACGGTTGTGATCTTGGTATAGAAGGTAGAGATATCCATGGACGAGTTTTAATTCATCACATGAACGCCATAACAAAAGAAGATATTTTGAATAGAAGCGATTTTTTATTAAATCCAGAGTATTTAATTACAACAATGAAAGTTACGCATGATGCTATTCACTATGGTGATGAAAGTATATTATTTGTTGAACCGACAATTAGGACGAAAAATGATACTTGTCCATGGCGTCACGATTAACAAGAAAGGAGGTATTACTGTGGAAAGCATACTTACGTCAATTAAGTTGCTACTTGGAATCACAGAAGATTACGATTATTTCGATGCTCAAATAATTACCCACATAAATTCTGTTTTTATGATTCTCACACAGCTGGGTGTTGGTCCCCCAGAAGGATTCATTATTAATGATAAGTCTAATACATGGAATGAATTTATCCCAGATGGAAAGAATCTTGAACTTGTAAAATCATATATTCATTTGAAAGTTAGAACACTTTTTGACCCACCTTCAAGTTCCGTTGTCATGGAAAGCACTAATAGAATGATTAATGAATTCGAATGGCGTCTCAATGCAGCAGCGGAATCTAACGCACAGGAGGTGAACAAAAAATGAATGATTATGTTTTAATGCATCATGGTATAAAAGGTCAGAGATGGGGAATTAGAAGATATCAGAATAAAGACGGAAGTCTTACTCCGGCTGGACGCAAGAAAGTGGCTAAGCTGAAATCTCAGTATACTGAATTGACTGGAAAACAGCTTAGACGAAGTCCTACTAAAAAATCAAGTTCTTCCAACAGTGAATCAAAATCTCAAAATGAAAGTTTAGAAGAGAAGACAAAAAAACTTCAGACACAGAAGTCTTATCTCCAGACACAGAAAGACGTTCTGGATTTACAGAGGCAAATTTCGGCGATGAGTCCACGTAAGATTTCTAAAGGGAAATCGTTTGTTCAGAAGTTTGGCGGAACAATTGCTAAAACAGCATGGAACGATGTAGGAAAACCAACCCTTAATAAATATCTTGAAAAAAAATTGGGTTTGAAGGACACAGTTAGTGAGTCCGAACGATTAGCTAAAGAAGCTAAAGATTATGAAAACAGGCAGAAGGTTGACAAAGGTCAGCAATACTTTAAAGAAGGAAAATATGCTGAGAAGAAAAAACATAACAGTTCTAACGAGACCGAACGAACAGAAACCTGGACAGGTACTGTAGAAGGTGAAGGTACAAGTAGGACTAAACATCAGCAGCAAACTCGATCAAGGCGAAATGATGATCCAATCGATGTTGAATGGACAGAAGTTAATTCTGACAGAAGACCAAATTATCCTCTGTTGCCAGTGAAAAAGAAGAAAAAGAAGTAGGTGAATAATTATGGCTTTATCAAACACTGCCACGCCAAAGTATTACGGCATGTTTCGTGAAGCCGTAATGAGAGGCGAAATTCCAGTCTGTGAAGAGATGGAAATGGAAATGAATCGAATAGACACTTTAATTGCTAACCCTGGAATTTGGTATGATGACCAAGCGATTCAGGGTTTTATTAATTATTGCGAAAACGAGCTTACTCTAACCGATGGTGAAGATTTACACCTACTTGATTCATTCAAACTTTGGGCCGAGCAAATATTTGGCTGGTATTACTTTGTTGATCGAAGTATCTATGAACCAGATCCAGATGGGCATGGTGGACATTATGTAACCAAAACACTTAAGAAACGATTGATTACTAAACAGTATTTGATCGTAGCTCGAGGTGCTGCTAAATCAATGTACGCAAGTTGTATACAGAATTACTTCTTGAATGTTGATACCGCAACAACACATCAGGTTACCACTGCTCCGACAATGGCTCAGGCTGAAGAAGTTATGTCTCCGATAAGAACCGCGATCACAAGGTCGAGAGGCCCACTCTATAAGTTCTTAACTGAAGGTTCTATCCAGAACACGACTGGATCTAAGGCAAATCGTGTTAAGCTGGCTTCGACTAAGAAAGGAATTCAGAATTTTCTGACAGGTTCACTTCTTGAAGTCAGACCGATGTCGATTGATAAGCTTCAGGGTTTACGAGTTAAAGTTGCAACTGTCGATGAATGGCTATCTGGAGACATTCGAGAAGACGTTATCGGCGCTCTTGAACAGGGTGCTGCAAAAGAACAAAGTGGCGGTAAGAATGACGACTATCTGATTATCGCTATTAGCTCAGAGGGTACAGTCCGTAATGGTAGTGGTGACACAATCAAAATGGAATTAATGAAGATACTTAAGGGCGAGTACAATGCTCCTCATACTTCTATCTTCTGGTACAAACTTGATTCCATCGATGAAGTATCCGATCCGGCAACATGGCTCAAAGCAAATCCTAACATCGGAAAGACTGTTACATATGATACTTATCAGTTAGATGTAGAAAGAGCAGAAAAGAACCCAGCAGCAAGGAACGATATCCTTGCAAAACGATTCGGTATACCTATGGAGGGTTATACATACTACTTCACTTACGAAGAAACACTCCCTCATAGAAAGAAAGAATACTGGCAGATGCCTTGTGCTCTTGGGGTCGATTTATCGCAGGGTGATGACTTCTGTGCTTTCACATTTATGTTCCCATTACGAGATGGATCATTTGGGATCAAGACTCGAAATTACATAACAGAGTTAACACTTATGAAATTGCCGTCTGCTATGAGAATCAAGTATGACGAGTTTATGAAAGAAGGCAGCTTAATAGTTATGCCTGGAACTGTTTTGGATATGATGGACGTTTATGAAGACTTAGATAATCATATCGCCGAAAGAGAATACGATGTTCGATGCTTTGGTTATGACCCATACAATGCTCGAGAGTTTGTTGAGCGATGGGAACGAGAGAATGGTCCATTCGGAATTGTTAAAGTAATTCAAGGAGCTAAGACTGAGTCTGTTCCTCTTGGTGAGTTGAAGAAACTTGCCGAAGAGAGAATACTTCTATTCGATGAAGACTTAATGACATTTACCATGGGTAACTGTATCACCCTTGAGGATACAAATGGAAACCGAAAACTTTTGAAGAATCGATATGACCATAAGATAGATGCTGTCGCAGCTATGATGGATGCTTATGTCGCCTTCAAGATTAATAGAGAAGCTTTTGAGTAAGGAGGCTAACATGGAATTAAAAGAAACCATTGATCTCATGAATAGTGACAATTATAAAGAGAGATTAAAAGCCGAGTATCTTCAGGTAAAGATTCGTTATGAAAAATTACGAAAGATGCTCGTTAAGTTAGATGCCGGAACACTCGACTTCACTCCAAAATGCACTAAAGCATTACTTCTTGAGCAGAAGCGATATATGAGTGAGTATATCCGCTGTTTAGAAGTTAGAGCTGAGGTTGAAGGTGTAGAGCTCGAATAGAGGTGACGATTAATGATGAATGATAACGAATTAATGCATTATGATGTTCTCGGTATGAAATGGGGGGTACATAGAGGTAGAGTTGCCCAGTCATACGGTAAAGCTGTGGCTAAAAGAAATAAGCTTGACAAACGAGTGGAAGTTGCAAAAGCTAAAGCTCAGAAAGCCACAGTTAAAGCTAATACTGGAGTGTCTGCCAAGTACAAAAAGTTACAGGCCACGGCTGATAAATACCAGCGTAAAGCTGATAAGAAGAAATACGGATTTATTCCGAATCAGAAGAAAGCGGCTAAGCTTCAGGTTAAGGCTAATAGAGCTCAGTTCAAAGCCAACAAGTACAAAGATAAATCTGAACGTCGCGATATGAAAGCGGGTAAAGCTCAAACTGATTACATTCGTGCTCAGCGTAAAGCTCAGAAGTGGGTTAAACAGATGGATAAGACGTTTAAAGGTAAGAATATTTCTCAAATTAGTAAAAAACATAAAGATTCGGGAAAGAATTATGTAAAAAGAAGAGTAGCTTAAAAGCGGCAAATCTATAGAGCGAAAACCGAGAGGTGACGGCGAGTAGCTCTCTGTCGCTTAACCATAAAAGGAGAAAATCAAAATGGAAATTAATATTGGAACAAGGCTGAAACACGCCTTTAATGCTTTTATGAATAAAGATCCAACTTTTATACCTAAAGGATCGAGTTATTCTAGCAGACCAGATAGACCCAGACTTTCTCGAGGAAATGAACGGTCTATCATAACTTCAATATTTAACCGTATTGCTCTCGATGTCGCTGGAATAGACATCAAACATTGCAGACTCGACGAAAACAATAGATACATAGAAGATATTAAGTCAAATCTTAATGAGTGTCTTAGTACAGAGGCTAACATCGATCAGACTGGACGAGCATTTATTCAGGATGTAGTTATGTCTATGCTTGATGAGGGCTGCGTTGCTATAGTACCAGTAGACACCACAATCAATCCAAAGATCACAAGTTCTTATGACATATTGTCTATGCGAACTGGAAAGATTTTAGATTGGTATCCAGAACACGTAAGAGTTCGAGTGTATAATGATAAGACTGGCGAGAAAGAAGATATTCTTCTACCAAAGAAACAAGTTGGCATTATTGAGAATCCATTATATGCAGTTGTAAATGAGCATAACTCAACCATGCAAAGGTTAAAAAGAAAGCTGGCTTTACTGGATGTGACAGATGAACAAACGGCAT